CCGTGATGTATTACTATAAGATGATTGAGCAACATCTCCTGTTATATTACGTAAATCAGCACGTGTTGTCACTGGGGATTCAGTTACGCGTCGCGCTCTTATCACATCAATATGACCAGGATGACCAGCATTAAAATGCCAGATCATTGATCCACGTTGACCAACAAAACATGCGGAAATCCATGTAAAAGGATTAATAGATGTGAAATTATAATTTTCGTCAGCACCGGAGGTAAGACCCACTGCAGTATGAATACCATTAGGATCAAAACCAGATGATGGTGGATACTTCGTCATTGTAAACTTATAAAAAGTTGACGAATAGTTAGCAGTACCTGAAACAGAAGCACGTTCTGTATTAATATAATGTGATCTGCGTAGTAAAACTCGCAATGATTGTACAGATTCACCCATATTCACCAGATATCTATTTGGTGGTGGAGGTGTTGACTTTCCCATGACATGTTCAGTTTTATCAGCATTCCAAACTTGATCATGAGATTGAACTGTAAAGTTATGTGGATATGCAGTAGGAAACTCAATATCACTTGGATTAGATAATTCAAAATTATCAGCAGCTCGTGCAAATGCTATGATTTCCACATTTGCTGAATTATCAGGAGCAGTCAGTTCATTCAAAACACGAATCGTTAATCTTCCATTATGAAAATCATTATCATATGATGGTGGACCAAATGGTGATATTAAATCACTGGTTGAATAATCAATAACATTACTATCTCGTACTCTCAACCACGATGTTGGTGCCATAAAAGGAATCCTAACTTCAAATTCATGTGTTTCTGCAATATCTATAATTCTAGTCTGAACTACAGTTGTAGAATCAGCATTAGCATAAATATCGCCTAAAGGATCATATGATACTCTCAAACGTCCTTGATGATATGGTGAAGCTACAATTTTAAATTTGAATATAAGATCACCCCGCCAATTGGAAAAAAGGCGTGCTGCCATACCCATTGGAGTATCTAACAATATACTCTGATCTACTGCTGATACAATATTACACAATGTAGGTGTTATATTTGCTCCAAATAAAACAGTATCAGAAGCTTGTCCCATTTCCCACACCATATTATTCAAAATAGCATTTTTAGATGTTATATGATTAATAGCTAATTCATCAATTGAGGGTAAACCTACAGTGGAAGGTGAAATAGCTAATTCATTCTTAGGATCAAGTGTCAATTTATCAACAACATTACCTATCTCACTAGAAGCTAAACCATGAAATGGCATACTTTTGTAAGGGCTAGCATTATCTATCACTGGTACATTAGTGAACCCAAAAATGGATGCCACTGTACTTAACACACCTGCTCCTAAACTAGTTGCTTTAGCAAAAGTACCAAGAAAAGGAATGCCAGATGTATATTTAGCAATGGTTCCGGCAACTCCAGCTACAGCTGAAGCAGTTTTTGCCACTGGTGTCTGACCATACTCGTCATTTGTATTTTCAGCAGATCGAACTTCATCTTCTTTAGATTGAAGTTCCCACTGACCACTCTGTAAAGCTAATTTCACAGTATTTGCAGCTAAACGAACATTTTCAGCCCAAACATAAATTGATATGGTTGGTGTCACAGTAATACCTGCATTAGCTACTTGAGAAGTAACAGCGTTCCACATTTTAATTTGGCCAAAATCCGACACTTGCGCGCCATCATGGATTTCTAACCAATTTTTGTAATGGAAAAAAGGTAATTCCATCACACCTCCAGAACTGTCCTGAGGAGTTATATATATTGTCTGTCGTTGTGATAAACATGTTGGATGAAAATTAAAATCTGAAATATTATTCAAACCTGGT